CAATTGTACAAGTTGTTTGGCTGCATGGATTGCAGCAGTATTGTGTTTCACACCTGAATTAGTGTTAAATTTAGCTTCTGCACTATTTATTAGTGGATTACTAACACCATTGGTGGAAAACTTAATGGAAAAATTATTTTAATATGATACAAGAACACAAAGATTTTTTAGTTGAAAACATCAACAATTGGCATACTGCACAGAATGGCTATGTCAGAAACTTAGATTTGCCATTGCTTAAAATGTATGAGCATATATACAGAAAACACTTAGATGCTAATTTTGTACTTACCCATTGGTGTGGTGGTTGCAAGATGGAAATGATTACAAGGTTGTATAAGTACTATGAAAGTTTACCAATAGAAAACTTACCTGTAGAAAAGAAAGAAATTCTAATTGAATTAACTAATGATAATTTTGAAGAAGATTCAGTAATAACTTTTATAACAGAAGAACCTAAAAAAAGAGGTCGTAAACCAAAAAAGAATGGCTAACTATATACATCCAACTGCTATCATTTATGATGGTGTAACATTAGGTGATAACAATTATATTGGTGCTTATTGCATTATAGGTGCACCTGCTGAACATAAAAAGTATTGGGGTAAAGAAACAGGCAAAGTAATTATAGGTAATAACAATATCATTACAGGTTTAGTTACAATTGATGCAGGTACAGAAGATATTACTTATATCCAAGATAATTGCTTTATTATGAAACATGCACATATAGGGCATGATTGTACAATTTTTGATAATGTTACTATCAGTTGTGGTGCTAAGATTGGTGGTCATTGTATCATTGAACCATATTCAAACATAGGATTGAATGCAGTACTACATCAATATGCACATGTGCATGAAGGTTGTATGATAGGTGCAAGTGCATTCTTTAAAGGTGAATCAGAACCATTTACAAAATATGCAGGTGTACCTGCAAGAAAATTAGGTAGCAATGAATATAGCCGTAATCTTATTGACCCTAAATAGAAGTGACTATTCTATTCAAGTGATTAACCAAAACTTTAAAAATAGTGGTTACAATGCTGACTGCTTTTTAATTGATAATGGTAGTACTGATAAAGAATTTTTAAATGTAGCTAATGCATATAAATGGCATTTTGCTACATGGTCACAATCAAAAAGGGGAATAGCTGCAGGTGTGAATTTTGGGCTAACACTTACTAAAGATTATGATGCAGTTGTAATTATGGCAAATGATATTTTAATGCCTGAATTTTGGCTATTGTCAATGGTCAATCATTCAATCAATATACCAAGTACAGGAATCATTGGCATACATTGTGTAGAAGAATTACCCCCATTAGTTGATGGCATCCATAAGACACATACACCATTTGGTAACAATCTTATTACAAGAAGTTTAATAGATACTATAGGTGGGTACAATACAGAATATGACCCATATGGAATGCAAGACAGGGATTATGCAGAAAGGGCTACATTGGCAGGGTACACTAATTACTATCTGCCAAATATGAAAAGTGTACATATAGGGCATGATGTTGGTGAAAATTCTGAATATAGGATAATGAAAGATAATAGTTTAAACATAGCACAATTGGTATGGGAAAGATACCAACCAATATATCACCAACAAAAGAATCTGTTTATACCTTATGCGAATATTAGCAATAACAAGTAAATTTAGTGGGGTTGGCTATCATAGGATTATGATGCCTTTAGTTAATATGCAGAAAGATTATTGCATGATAACAGATACTTTGAGTGAAGAAATAATAGATAACAAGTATGACATCTTAGTGATGAATAGAATGCTGACAGGTGTAACCCCTGAAGAATTACAAGCATGGCAAAAGAAATATGGCTTTAAGATTGTAGTTGACAATGATGACTATTGGGAATTACCCCCATCACACCCATTAGCATATGCCTACCAAATTAATCAAGTACCTGCACAGATTAAATCATTTATACAAATTGCTGACCTATGCACCTGTACACATGAAAGGTTGGCTGAAGAAATATCTGCATTGAATAAGGTAGTGGAAATACTACCTAATGCATTACCATATGGTGAAGAACAATTTATGGATAATAAGATTGAAAGTGATTTAGTCAGATTGTTTTGGTCAGGTTCAGGTACACATGAAAAGGATATTGACATTCTTAGGAATCCAATGAAGAAAATTAATTTCCCTGTTAAGACAATTGTAGCAGGTTACAATGATGGTGAAAAATTAATATGGGGTCGCATTATTGATTCATTTACTAAAGGGCTTAAATTGAATCCTACCATCTATAACTACAATGAAGTGACAAAGTACATGGCAGCATATACTGATTCAGACATTAGTGTTATACCATTGGTTGACAATAAGTTTAATGCCATGAAGTCAAACCTAAAGATATTAGAAACTGCTACCAAGAAGAACCCTGCCATTGTATCACATGTCAACCCATACCTTAATATGCCTGTTCAGTATGTAAAGAAGCAAACAGATTGGTATAAACATATGCATCAATTAGTTCATGATAAAGAATTAAGGATAGGACTTGGACAGGAATTATATGACTACTGCCATAAGCATTATAACTTTCACCAAATAAATAAGCAAAGGTTTGCTATTTATAATAAACTAATAGGCAAATAATGGAATTCTGCATACAATTTTATAACTTTAGAATCAGCTTATTTGTGCTGCCTGACTTCTTATTGATAGGAATAGGCTTAGGATATACCATTGATGAAAACAAGAACATTCACAAAAGTTTAAATATAGGTGCAGCATTCATTTGTTTAGCATTTACCATAATAGATGAAGAACCATACAAAAATTTATATTAAACATTTTGGGTATGGCTTAGAAGATTTTATACCCTGTGAAGTATGTGGGCAAAGGGCAGTTGATATACACCACATTGACTGCAGGGGTATGGGGGGAAATAAGAAGGTTGACACAATAGAAAACCTGATGGCACTATGTAGGTACTGCCATGTGGTAATGGGGGATACTAAGACACATATGGAATATTTAAAACATAAACATAATATAGCATTAAATGGCAAAGGTTAAATCAGATAGCAGAAAGGTAAATTTTGGCAAAAGAAAAGAAGGACATGCTAAGAAATCATTTAATAAACATTCACCAAGACCCAAAAAGTACAGGGGTCAGGGCAGATAAAATATAAACTATGCAAACATCAGTAGAATGGTTACAAGCAGAATTTAATAAATGGGCTGAAGGTAAAGTATTTATACCACAAGATTTATTAGAAGAAGCTAAACAAAAAGAAAAAGAGCAGATAATATATGATTATATGAATGGTAAATATTATCATCAATATGAAGATATTACGGCAGAAGAATATTACAACCAAACCTATAACGAAAACAAATAACAAAGGCAAAACAATGGGGGAACTTATAAAACAGAAACATGGTGGTGCACTTAGACCATTAAAGAAAGGGCAGACTGCTAATCCAAATGGCAGACCAAGAAAGTATATCTGCTTACTTAAAGAACAGGGGTACAAACTATCTGAAATCAATGATACAATACAGGCAATGATGTCTATGGATGAAAAGGAATTAAGGGCAGTATTAGCTAATGATGATGCAACCATTATGGAAAAGACTATTGCAAAGGCAATGATGAAGTCATACAAGAATGGTAGTCTATATTCAATGGACACATTATTGACAAGGGTTTTTGGTAAGCCTAAAGAACAGATGGACATGAAAACAGATAGTACTATTGAAGTTATATTTGTTGATGGTAAAACCATTTTATAATGCAGATATTCCTGCCAACCCCACATGCTAATCAGCAGAAAATACTTGAATCTGATAAAAGGTTTAGGGTTATTATGTGTGGTCGCAGATTTGGTAAGTCAGAACTTTCACAGATATTAGGGGTATCATATGCAGTCAAAGGGCTGCAGGTTGCATACATTACACCTACCTATGGGTTAGCTAAGGTATTTTTTGGTAGGCTAACTGAATCATTACCATTCCCTAAAAACAAGTCTGACCTGAAGATTGACTTCAGCAATGGTGGGCAAATAGAATTCTTTACAGGTGAAAGGTTGGATAACCTAAGGGGTCGCAAATTCCATTTAGTAATAATAGATGAAGCATCATTTATCCCTGACCTTGAAAATGGTTGGAATAATAGTATCAGACCTACCCTGACAGACTTTAAAGGTAAGGCAGTATTTCTTTCTACACCTAAGGGTAAGAACTTTTTCTATAGCCTGTTCATGAAGGCAGGTGAAAATGATTGGGCATCCTTTAAATTCACATCATATGATAACCCACATATTGACCCTAAGGAAATAGATGATGCAAGAATGCAGCTACCTGAAGTAGTATTTGAACAGGAATACATGGCTAACCCTGCAGAAAATAGTGCTAACCCATTTGGTAGCAAGTTTATCAGGGCATGTATCAAACCAATTAGCAACCAACAAATAGTCGCATTTGGGATTGACCTTGCAAAGTCTGTTGACCATACTGCAATCATAGGGCTTGATAATAGTGGCAATGTAGCCTATTTTGATAGGTTTCAAATGGATTGGCATAATACTAAGGAAAACATTAAGAGGCTGCCAAGAAGCCCTATATTGATTGATAGCACAGGTGTGGGTGACCCCATCACAGAAGATTTAAAAAGAGAGGGCATAATGATTGAAGGGCTGAAGTTCACAAGTCAATCTAAGCAGCAGCTTATGGAAGGTTTAGCAACTGCCATTCAGCAGAACAGAATAGGATTCCCTGATGGTGTTATAGTAAAGGAATTGGAAATATTTGAATATATCTTTTCAAGTCATGGGGTAAGGTATTCTGCACCTTCAGGCTTTCATGATGATTGTGTTATGGCATTGGCTTTAGCATGGTCTAATTACAATCTTAGAAGGGGGTCAGGCAGGTATTCATTCGTTTAATCAATCATAAGAAGTTGCTTTATAGTGCAACTTTGAGCCGAAAATGATTCATAATCAGCTCATTTTTGATTGATAATACCATTCATCACTTCTATTTGCCGTTCATCACAAAGTTTAAAAATAGTTGGCTTAATGTTTGGAATGTGTATATATCCTGTTATATATTTGTGTAAACAAACAAAAACTATTTATTATGAACTACGAATTAAAGGTTACAGAAACTAAAAACAAAGCAGGTAAATTTCATTACCAAGTTATTGATGAAAATGGCACTATTATTAGTGAAAGAAAAAGCAATAGAGAATATGCTGCATGTACTTCAGGTAGTGGTTATTATTTTGGTAGAATTGATTTGGTAGGTAAAGGTGAACATGGCATGACTATAAAGCATTATAATAAAATATTGGCAATGACAAAATTTCCATATAAACATACTAATGGGGATACACCTGAAGAAGCATTAATTAAATTGCAAAAAGATGCTAAAGAATCATTAGAAAGACTTACTACTATAGCTTACAAAAAATAAACAAACAGGGGGGGTGAAATATCCCCCCATTTAAAAATACAACTATGAACAGATTAAAAACAATACAGGAAAAAAGGAATGAGCAATACAAAGCAGAAAGCCTATCAGGTAAATGGTTTTGGTACATCATGGGTGCTGCTTTATTATTAACTGCCTTAATTGAAAACATATGACACAATATGAACTAAAGCAAAGCCTATTGGATAAGTTGGAAATAGAAGGTCTTATTGAAAGGATTCAGAAACTTGAAAAAGCATTGGCTTTAAAAGAATTAGAAGTTAAAACATTAACAAGGGAATTAATATCATTTCAGCATGAATACTATAAAGACTAATATGAAAGCAAAATTTAAACTAACCTGTGCAGCAGGTGCATATGAATCTGATACCTTTTGGGGTATCTTCATTGAAGTATTAAAGCATAGGTTTTGGCATCTAATGACAGATGGTAACTCTC